AGATACTATCATGACTTACCCGACACTGTGTCTAATAGGTCGGATCAAGTAAGGATAATCGTTGAGGCATTGAAATATACACCTGTTAGGCAAATTTATGTTGAAGGTTGTGAGGCAGACGATGTTATTGGGTACATGTCGCGGTATAGATTTAATGATGAGCGCAAAGTAATTGTTTCTTCGGATCATGACTACTATCAGCTTTTAGATAACTTAACTTTAATCTGGTCTCCTACACTTAAGTCTTGGGTTAATAAGAAAACCGTGTCAGATCGATATCGAGTGAGTGCTAGCAATTTTTGTCTCGCAAAAAGTATAGCAGGAGACAAATCTGATAACATTCCAGGCGTTGCCGGTATTTCATATAAGACATTAGCTAAGATAGTTCCAGAGACAACCTCATCACAGGAAATAACCTTAGATGATATGTTTGCAACTCTAAGGGAGGCAGAAAAACAAAAAAGCACAAAT